GTAGTCTTTTTCTCCAGTTTCTTGTAAGTTTTCTGAAAACTGTTGTAAACTTTCAGGAGTGTACATTTGAGGATTAAGTTTACCTATCCCTGCACCACCTACTTCTGCTTCCGTAGCGGCTACTTTTCTTTCTTCTAGGTCTAACTTTTCTTGGTATTGCTTAAGAGCTTCTATCTTACTAGCGGTCTGAGCAGCACCTGCTAAGTCTCCACGAGCTTGTTGTACTTTAGCCAGCGTCGCTAAATCATCTGGATTGTTCAAGTCTAGTTTACTCAAAGCACCCTGTATCCTCTCCTGCGGAGAAGGCTCACCACCACGTAACAGCCCACCTAGACCTTGCTGTAGACCTCTGCCTCTAGCTGCCATAAACTCGCCATAGAAGTTAGGAGAGCCAGGCACAGCTTGCTGTACAGGCTGCTGTGTGCTGCTAATGCCTGTTAGTAATCCTGCAATATCTTGTCTAGCCATTTCCTTAACCTCCTCCTAAATTAAACAGCGAACTAAACAATCCTGCTGCTTCGCCTAAATCAATTTGTAACTTACCAGCCTGTAGCTGTTCAGCGTATGTAGGCTGTTGACCCAGTAGCCCACCAAGTAGCTGTTGCTGTTGAGCAAGACGTAGTTGATTAGCTAAGTTCTCGTAGTTCAAGCCAGTCTCTAAACCAACTCTACCTACCTGAGACTGTAGCTCAGCACCAGTTCTACGTCCAATGTCAGCAAAGCCAGCAGGTACTGCACTGGTTTGTAGAAGATTAAGAGCTTCTCTCTGTGGCTGATAACCAGAACTTAGTAGTCCTGTAGCGCCTGCTAGAGCTTGTTGCTGCTCTGCTAGTGCCTGAGTCCTAGCGCCTAAGCTAGCTCGTCCCATAGCTTCCTGACGCGCAGTCTCTTGTGCCAGTAGCTCAGGAGAAGAACCACCGTAAGCAGCAGAGCCTAAGCCTAGACGACCTTGTGACAGCATACGCTCTTCTAGTGCTAGACGCTGACGCTCCTCTTCAGGACGCTGTGTAGCTCTTATTTGCTCGAATATAGCCGCTTGCTGCGCTGCTGGGTCTTGACCTACCTGTCCAAATAAACCCGCTGCTTGGCCCTGTAGTTGCGCCTGTAGAGCCTGTTGTTCTGGAGATAGGTTTATACCAAACCCACCTTCAGGAGTAGTACCTATGTTAGCTAGACCACTTGTAACAGTGTAAGGCTTAAACTCTGCACCTGCGCGGCCTTGCTCTGCTAAAGCTGTCGATCTTTCTTGAGCTTCACGACCTAGTGCTTGTACATCTCCTATGGCTTCTCTGCCTAAGAAGTATTCACCGCCTGTGCGTAGTGCCTGGTTAACAGTAGAATTATTTAAAAAACCTAGTATGTCTTCAAAAAAACCTGCTGGTTGCACAGCTCCTGCGCCACCTGTGCCTGTGTAAGAAGGGCTTCCTGGATCAGTAGCTCCTGGGTTTGCTGTATAACTTAAGCCGTCACTCATTAGTAAGAACCTCCAGTAATTGTACCAGCCGTTAACGTACCTGATACATCTAAGGTTACAGCGGTAGTTGTTCCAGTTAGCGTAGCATTAGCTGAGTTAGCTTTAGTAGCACTCGCTATCTGTATGTTGTTAAACTCAGTGTCGATCTCTGTTCCTCTCACAATCTTCGCAGCATTGCCTGAAGGGAGAGAATCCTTTGTAGCAAAGTTAGTTGTCTTAGTGTAATTAGACATTTAGATAAGTCTCCCTAGTAGAGCATGTATGTCGATTTTTTGAATTGAGAAAGCAGCACCGTTGACTTCTGCTTCTATGCCAATGGTTACTACCTCACCACTACCGCTGGTGTTAACCTTTGGTGTGTTGATGAGGATAGAAGAGGTGTACTCGCTTGTGGTGTTGTACTCTGCTATACCATACTCAGCAATGTTAGACTCACCGAATGTAAAGGCTTGCTTAGTGTAGTTAGCTGTGTAGTCATAGCCCCAGTTAAGTGTAGTAGGCGTGTTCTGACCACCAATAATAGTCAAGTTAAACTTCTTTAGGAACTTTAGGTTAGACGTATTACCAGAGTCCATAGGGTTACTGAAGTAGCGCATCTCGTACTTGTTAGCACCGTCCATGTAGCCTGTGTACTTAACAATACCTGAAGAAATGCCTATGTATATCTCACCACCCTCTAGCACAGCAAAGGACAGAGGATACATACCTGACCACGTAGTAGCTCTGTGTGAGCCATCCTCTAAAGACCTACGCATGTCAAAGCAGTACACAGTGTTGCTGTCAGGTAGTGTTAACAGGTAGAAGGCTTCTTCAGAGCTGTACAGTGACTTGATGGGGTTAGTCTGTAAAGGAATCAAAGACACCAAATCAGTGCGTACATTCTTGCTGATGTCACGCATAGGCATGGACTTCTCTTGTATAGTCCTGCCAAAGCTACGTACACCTGTCTCAGACAAGAAGATGATGTCAGTGCCTGTGTGCTGTACTGAGTCACGAGCTATGCAACCAACGCCTTCTATGGTGTCTGTAAGCGTCATATTAGCGGGAGAAGAGGCTCCTGAGTACACCAGTATAGACTTCTTGCCAAAGATGATTAGGAAGCCGTTGTGGGCCGCTAGAGCCGTTATCTCGTCAAAGCCTGTAGGCCATACAGTAGTAACGTCTAACGAGCCTGACGTACCGCCTGTCCAGTGATGGCCATTTAGTATATCAGACCAGTAGACAGTGTGCTTGTTACCTGTAACATCCG